CGATGACATTCGGTATTACTACCGATGGATATACGCATACGTAATTAAAAAATTACTCCAAGAGATGTCGGGTTTTACCCGACATTTTTTTTAACTCGGGTTTCGGGTTTCGGGAGCTATTCGGGTTTCGGGAGCTATTCGGGTTTCGGGGTATATAAAACAATCACTACATATAATATAATAAAAAACCTAACAAACTATTAACAAGACCTTGCACCTGGAACCAGGACGACAAAACTTTCGTGCAGCACGAGGCATAATAATTTCAAAATATATTTGTAATACCTGTAAATTTTGGTATACTACATATGACAATAACAACATGGAGTATAAGACAATGCATAGAACTTTATTAGGTCATGTAAATGTAGATAGTGGTCAGTTAATGGTGACTGATCCTTGTTACTTAAGTAACTTTCATAACAATGATTTTAATCCTAAAACAAAATATATGAATGTTAGGGACAATAAAAAAATTGTTGTTCATCCCGATGATTTTTTTAATTATGAGGAGGACATGATTGAAGGTTATAATAAGAATATGAATACCCTAATTAAAGAGGGTCTATTTGTTAAACTTGAAGATGAAGAACTTGCCGATACAAGTTACTCATATAATGGTTCATGTTCAGTAACTTGTTATTCACTAAATCAAGGGGGTGAACTCGGAAACGGACGAGGGGTTTCTTTTTCTAGTGGATTCGGTGATGGATCTTATCCCGTATATGCTTACTATGAAAAGGTCGATGGATGGGGTACGAGGATCAAAAAAGTTGAAATTGAATTCTTTACCGATGAAGCATTAGAATTTGCAAAAAACAATGAGGACGATGATGAGTAAAATGGATTCAAGAACAATTGAAAATATTTTAAATGAAATGTTAACCAGTTTAACAGAATTCAAATGCGAAGATGTTAAATTTTTTGAGAAAAAAATTTTTGAAATTATGGTCTATATTAAGACGCTTGAAAAATAAACTTATATTGGTTACTCCAAGAGAAGCCTCCCATTCGGGAGGCTTTTTTTGTTTCGGGTTCGGGTTCGGGACAATTTGAGTCGGGGTTCGGGGTTCGGGAGTCATACAATAAAACATAATATACTATGTGTTGGTTCGCCAACTAATATAATGTCTAGGATATCTGCAACTATCAGCTCAAAAATTTTTTAAAAAAATTTAAGCAGTTTGTCACTTTTTTGTTTTATTATGTAGTATTATGTGGTATCAATATAGTTATATTGATATTAATTAAGATATCATTTATTACATGGAGTAAGACTAATGCTTAAAGCAAAAACAAAAACGACTACTAAAAAATTGTCTTTAACTAAATTAGCCGATTTAGCAGAAGATAGTTTAAATAGAAAATTTCCTATTAATGAAATGTCATATAAAAAACTTTATAGAATAGGATATGTCTTTTCTAAAATTGCTCTTGATTTAAGACAAACTGCAATTGAACAAGGAATTTGCAAAATCTCAGCAATTAAAGAACAAGAACGAAAAGCAACAATTGCAAAAATTAAAACTTATGAATGGAGTAAATAAAATGGCTAAAAATATATTTGGAAAAATGACTAATATTAATAAACCATATGCAATCTATAGATCTCCAATTGGTGATCATTACATTTTAAAAACTTATAAAATGGCTAAAAATGAAAATACTGGTTTTGATAGATGGATGACTTTTTGTAATGGAGATTATGGAGACATGTATAAGAATGATATTCTTAAACATGGGTTATTAATTCATTCTACAAAAGAATGGTTTGAAACTTATCATAATGGCCAAGAGGATAAAATGCCTAAAGATTTAATCATTAGTGGAGAATTAGTTTAATGATTAAGTTTATTAAAAATTATGGAGTATATATAGCCGAGTTTATCTTGGCTATATTACTTTTTGTTATTGTTTATTATGGGCTAGTCTTTTTTTGTTTAATAAATGATCGTTGTTATAATTATTATTTTGGAGGGATTTAATGGAGTGTAATAATATAATTCAAATTTGGATAAGTGACAGAATTAATTCTGCGACATTAGAATTTGAACAAGGCCATCATGTTGATCGTAAATGTGGAGCAACTAATTATGAAGGCAATATTGCTCTATGTGATAAATGCCAAGCCAATCACAAACCTACGATTGAATGGGAAAAAGATAATCCATCATGGGAGGAATAAAATGGATGATATTGATAAAATGATTTTAAATAATCCTATGTTTATACAAGCATTAAAAAATTTTGAAACAATGGGATTTATTAAGATAAAAGAAAATGGTATTGAAATTATAAACCGTAAAGGTTTAGAAAATTATTTTGAAGATTTTGGTAAACTTAAAAACTAATAAACAAGATCAAAAATTTTTATTAATGGCATCCGATCGGATGCCATTTTTTTTCGGGTAACTTTGGCAATTACATTATATTTATTTTATTTTATTTTGACCCCGAACCCCGATTTGGGGCGGGGTTTTTTATAGAGATACACATAAAATGCTAGTCTGATAAATTCATTTGGAGGTATTTTCATTGGGTTGCCCCCACCCCCTTTTTCTGATACTTTTAGTTAGTTGGAGTCCCAGAGGCAAAAATTTATGTACGATCTAAATCATTCTGGTTTTCATTTGCTTGGCGAAGTCATGGAGATGGCATCCAGATTCCCATTTTACAATAAACGTCCGATATCTGATTTACGTAGAATTTTTTTACCACCTATCATGCATGGCAAAATAAGACTGTATCGTAAACAACAGGTGCTTGTAGGTTTTGCTACTTGGACTTTTTTGAGTGATGAAGAAGCAAAAGACCCTCACATTCATTATAAAATGTTCGAAAGACAAAATGGAGATCAAGTTTGGGTTGTTGACATGTGCTCCCAAAATAATGTACTTTATATTGCAAGAGACATGAGAACATTTTTAACAGAGAACATTATGAAATACACTGGTCATAAAAGAGCTTATTGGAATAGACCTCATAAAAAAAGCAACGCAGGAAGGATTGATCATGGGCAGTAATGAAGATACAACTTCTACCGCAGAAGACTTCAATAGTTTAGAAGTTACTGATCCTGGTAGACCAACACAAACACAAGGAACTGTGTTTGGTGTTAATGGTATTTCTGCAACTGGAAGCACTGAAAGAGATAGAGAAATAGGATATTCTGATGGTCGAGGTAACCCTGGACCAAACTTTGAGGCTTTTGGTGGTGTTACAAATGAAATGGGAGAACCCATTGGTAAAGTAGCACAAACTCCTTCTCAATTTAATGCTGCATTACAAGCAACTCAAGGTGGTGATGATTCGACTGTTGTTAGTGTTCCGAGCATAACTGCAGCGTCCTCGAACCTAGCACCAGGGATATTGGGAGAAACATTATCAGACTTTCAATCTGGTGTTAGAGATGATAGTTTGGCAGCAAGAGGAATGGTAGAAGGAGCCATAACACCAGAGTCTGGTCCTCTTAATATGTTAGAAGCAGCGATTGCATCAAGACCTAGAGATTTTTCTAATTTAGACTTAATACCGACAACTGGATTTTTACCTGCACAAGTTACTGTATCTGATGAAACAGGTCCACGCACACAAGCCGCTATTGCTGCAACTTTAAGTCAATTAGATCAAGCAAGAGATAGAAAAGTAGGATTAGGTGATAAACGAGGCATTGACTTTGGTGTAACACAACAATTATTACCAACCGCTCCACCCCCTAGACCAGTAGATCGAATAGCTGCAATGACAATGCCAGGCACTGCCATGGGCACAACACCACAAGAGACTGGTATCAGCACAGTAAGAACGGATCAAATTCTAGCTGATCAATCACGAATGCAACAAGGACAGATACCATCAACCACGGCCACTGGAACAACTGGTGGTGAAGATTCATTTGATCCAGAAGCAGAAAATTTGATGGACTCTACATTTTTAGATACAACGCCTTATAAAGAAGGCACTGCGGTTGCAGACATTAAGTTAAGAGATGCACCATTTGATGAAAACTTAAATTTATTTGGTTTGCAAATTCCTAACTTAGCAGGAAGAGCACTTAACCTTGCTTCAGAAAAATTAAACGATAGATTATTTGATGCCATCGTCAAAAAGGGTGGGCAAGCGTTAAGAGATAGTGAGGGCAGAATTATTGGAGCTATGGATCCGACAAATACTTTTTTGATGGAAGGTATGCCTGGTTTGGATTCAAAAGGTCAGATGCGTGGTCAGACGCAAGAAGATCAAGACGGGGGTGATCAACCTCAAAGAAGGGTTGCACCAAAAGCACCGACCGATCCTTGTCCCGATGGATATCAGCTTATTGATGGTAAATGCACGTTAGTTGATACAGATGACAAAGGAACGGGATTTATTACTTTTCCACCCGATAGAAATCCACCTTTTCAATCTGGACCTTTTGAACCTAAATCTAAAGCGACACCAATAGTAGGTATTAGTGGATTGAATCCAATCACGTTCAATAATCCATTTAGAAGATAATGCGATATGACACACTTCCAGACGAGGCGTTAAAAGAATTTTTGATGCTCAAGGAAGCTGAAGCACGACTAATTCTTCGTGAAAAAGCACAAAACAACTTCATGCCTTTTGTTCATCATGTGTATGAGAACTTCATTGAGGGTCGTCATCATCTTGAGATAGCAGAAAAACTTGAGAAGGTTGCAACTGGCGAGATTACCAGATTGATTGTTAACATGCCACCGAGACATTCAAAGTCGGAACTTGCATCTTACTTAATGCCTGCGTGGTTCTTGGGCCGTAATCCTAAATTAAAAATCATTCAAGCAACGCATAATACAGAGCTTGCGGTGCGATTTGGACGTAAGGTAAGGGACTTGATAGATTCTGAGCGATATGGACATATATTTCCAGACACGGATTTGAAAGCAGACAGTAAGGCGGCAGGTCGTTGGGAGACAAGTGCAGGTGGAGAGTATTTTGCTGCGGGTGTAGGTGCAGCGGTCACGGGTCGTGGTGCGGATTTATTTATTATTGACGATCCACACTCGGAACAAGACGCATTGTCTGAGGGCAGATTGGAGGAGGCGTATGAATGGTACACCTCTGGACCACGGCAAAGACTGCAACCTGGCGGAAAAATTATAGTTGTTATGACGAGATGGGGTTTGAGAGATTTAACTGGTCGATTAATCAAGGCGCAAGGCAGTGATGTGCTCTCAGATCAGTGGGAAGTTGTTGAATTTCCTGCAATTTTGCCATCTGAGAACCCATTATGGCCAGAATTTTGGAAAAAAGATGATTTATTGAAGGTAAAAGCGTCTTTGCCCGTACAAAAATGGGGTGCACAGTGGCAACAACAGCCAACTGCGGAAGAAGGAGCGATTGTAAAGAAGGAATGGTGGAAAGTTTGGAAACAAGAGGACATTCCAGAGGTAGATTACATAATTCAGAGCTATGATACTGCATTTTCAAAGAAAGAAAGTGCGGATTACAGTGCAATTACGACATGGGGTGTGTTTAGAAGCGAAGAAACTGGTGCCGATAACATAATTTTGATGGATGCATCGAGAGGTAGGTGGAATTTTCCAGAATTAAAGGAAAAAGCGTTAGAGGAAAACGAATATTGGCAACCAGACATGATGATTGTTGAGGCAAAAGCGTCTGGATTGCCATTAACTGATGAATTAAGACGAGCGGGCATACCAATTATGAACTATACGCCATCAAAAGGCCGTGATAAGGTGACAAGAATGCACACTGTAGCACCACTCTTTGAAGCAGGCATGGTTTGGGCACCCGAAAAGCATTTTGCAGAGGAAGTCATAGACGAATGTATGGCCTTTCCAAATGGCGAACATGATGATTATGTTGACAGTATGACCATGGCTTTGATAAGATTCAGACAGGGCGGGTTTATATCACTACATGGCGAAGATGACGAAACCGACTATTATAGACCAAAAAGGGAGTATTACTAATGACCAAAAAAATAGATGAATCAAAAATTAAAGTTATTGATGCAGATCAAGCCTTTAAAGAAGGAATTGCAAAAGGTTTGAAACCAGAGGGTAAAATGTACATGTATACAAAAGATGGTAAACATTTTTTCAAAGATAAAGAGACAAGAAAGTATCAAAGTTTTAAAAAAGGTGGTGAAATTACATCAGAGTATCGTGGTGGTGGAGCCGTGAACCTTGGTAATTATAAGGGACAGTTTTAATGAATGTTTCACGTGAAACATCTAAGAAAAAGAAACCGAAAGGCAAACTGGTCAAGAACCGATTTTCAAAGATTCTGGCACCAGGCAAAAAAAGAGTAACAAGGATAGTATAATGGCAACTCCTCCTAGACCCATCGGACCTTTGGTTGATTCTGGAATAGAAGCACCACAAGGTATGGATGTAGACATACCTCAACCAGAAACATTTGAGGGTGGTGCAGAAGTTCTGCAAAGTCCAGATGGCGGTGCAATGATTCAAGCCTTAATGGGCGAAGAGGGTATTGAAGTACAGACTGAGCAATATGATCACAATGCAAACTTAGCAGAAGTGTTGGACGAAAAGATTCTAGATGAATTATCTTCCGAACTACGTGGCCAGTTTGAAGAGGACGTTGAGTCAAGATCAGATTGGAAAGATGGATATGTAAAGGGTCTAGATTTACTTGGTATCATGTATGAAGAGAGAACTGAGCCTTTTGATGGTGCAAGTGGTGTAACGCATCCTTTGATTGCAGAGTCAGTAACTCAGTTTCAAGCACAATCATACAAAGAACTTTTACCATCTGGCGGTCCAGTTAAAATAAATATCATGGGTAATCGAACCTTGGAGCGTGAAGCACAAGCTGCAAGGGTTCGTGAGTTTATGAACTATCAGATTACGGAGGTCATGCAAGATTATGATACCGACACTGACCAAATGCTTTTCTATCTCCCATTGGCGGGTTCTACTTTCAAGAAAATATACTTCGATCCAACTAGGGGTACTGCTGTTTCGAAGTTCGTGCCTGCTGAAGATCTTGTCGTTCCGTATCAAGCTTCGGACATTAACACAGTCTCCAGAGTTACACATGTACTTAAGATGGATGAAAATGAAATTCGTAAAATGCAAGTGGCGGGCATTTACAGAGATGTGGAAATCTCAGCATCAGATACAGATCAAGATGTCGTCCAAGAAAAGAAAGACGAAATAGAAGGCGCAAGTAAAGGATATTCAGATGAGATATATTCTGTGCTTGAGATGCATACAAATTTAGATCTTGAGGGTTTTGAGGATCTTGGTGCGGATGGTCAGCCAACTGGAATCAAGTTACCCTACATTGTGACCTTGGATCAAGGATCTGGAGAGATATTATCTATTACACGTAACTTTGATCAAGGCGATAATTTAAAGAAAAAGAGACAATATTTTGTACATTATAAGTTCCTACCAGGACTAGGATTTTATGGATTTGGCTTGATTCATATGATTGGTGGTCTTGGTAGGGCAGCAACAAGTATATTAAGACAGTTAATCGATGCGGGAACTTTATCGAACCTACCCGCAGGTTTTAAGGCTAGAGGCATAAGAATTAGAAATGACGATGAACCTTTATCGCCTGGTGAGTTCCGAGACATTGATGCACCAGGTGGTGATCTTAGGAACTCCATAGTTCCCCTCCCCTTTAAAGAACCATCTGGTACGCTTTCAAACCTACTTGCTGCATTAATTGAAGCGGGTAGACGATTTGTATCTATTGCTGATCAGAAGATTGGTGAGACTAGTGGCGATATGCCAGTTGGGTCTACAGTTGCAATGTTAGAGCGTGGCATGAAAGTTATGTCCGCTATACATAAAAGATTACATTATGCACAGAAAACTGAGTTTAGATTACTTGCTAGAATATTTGCAGAGAACTTACCATCACAATATCCATACGAGGTAGCGGGTGGTCAGCAACAAGTTTTTGCAGCAGATTTTGATGGAAGGGTAGACGTATTACCAGTATCAGATCCTAATATATTCTCTATGGCACAGAGGGTTGCGTTAGCACAAACACAACTACAGATTGCACAAAGCAATCCAGACATACACAATTTGCCTGCTGCATATAGACGATTATATCAAGCACTTGAAGTCCAGAACATTGATGAAATCTTACCTCCGAAGAAAGAACCAATGCCAATGGATCCGAGTATAGAGAATGCCAGGGCGTTACAGGGTGAGATTGTGGTAGCCTTTCCTCAGCAAAACCACGATCAACATATGGCTAATCACATCCTTTTCATGAAAACCCCGATCGTAGCCACTTCTCCTAACGTCATGGCTATTCTTTATGCACACATTCTTGAGCACATTTCACAAAAGGCAACAAATATTGCACAAAGTGAAGCACAACAAGCAGTTCAATTACAATTACTTGCACAACAAGGTGCGATAGATCCTGCAAACGTACCGCCACAAATCACACCAGAGATTGTTCAAAGTCGTGTTGCAGAATTAGAGGCTCAGTTTACTGCGGACTTCTTACAACAGATGGCACCACCAGAAGGTCAAGAAGATCCATTGGTGCAAATAAGAAAACAAGAATTAGCTATTAGAGCAGCAGAGGCAGAAAGATCTGCACAAGTTGACCAACAAAAGTTAGGACTTGAGGCACAAAAACTTCAACAAAGAGCGGCAACAGATGCAGCGAGATTAGAAACGCAAGAAGAAATTGCCGATGAACGTAACCTTGTTAATCGTGAGAGAATCCAAACACAGAGAGACATTGCCGCTGCTAGACGGGGGTAAACTATGGATCCAGTAACAATATCATTAGCTATGGGGGTGGCCTCAAAAGCATTTGATGCGATCAAGAAGGGATTTGCAGTCGGACGTGATATTGAGCAAATGTCTGGAGATATTGGACGTTGGATGGGAGCAGTTAGTGATGTTGATAACGCAGAAAAGCAAGCAAAAAATCCTCCTTTGTTTGGTAAATTGTTTAAAGCTGGTTCTATTGAAGAAGCCGCTCTTTCCGCTTATTCAGCAAAAAAGAAACTTGAGGAACAAAGATACGAACTCAAGATGTTTTTAAATTTGACGTATGGCCCACAAGCATATGATGATCTGTTAAAGATGGAAGGACAGATACGAAAAGAGCGTCAACAAACGATTTACAGACAACAACAGCTTCGAAGACAGATAGGTGAAGCTATAACTTGGTTTATCGTGATAGCCATAATTGGTGGTTTTATTGCCTTGGTTGCTGGTATATGGATTAAAGAATCTAAAGCAGAAAATTATTTACATATGACAGAGGGTTATATTTACAAACCAAAAGATTACACTAGACAACAAAAAATAAATCAAGGTAAAATCAAAAAAAAAAATATACAACTTGCAGACTTGCTAAAAGAATTAAATCTAAAAGTGGTATGATGGCGTGTATTTATATAGGAGGCAATAAGACATACGAAATGATGATAGAGAGTTGGTGTCCAAAAAAATTTAAATGTGTTTATAATCCTTGGCAAAAAGAGCCAAACATTGATGACATTATCGATTCCTTAAATAGTGCGGTGAAAAACAAATGACTGCTTTTATGCTTGCATGTTATTTAAATGGTGTAGCTCAAGGAGCAATTTACTTTCGTTCTGTCAATGATTGTACTTATTACACTAAATTTTTAAGTGAACAAGAGTTTGATAGTGAAACGGGACAAAAGCAAGTTTATAAATGTATTTGCAAATTAGTTCCAAGTATAAATGATAAAAAAGTAAGAGTGTATTAATGACACAGAAAAAACTTCAAAAAGGCTCTATATTAGATGAATACGATTTAGATGGCGACAACACGATTACCAATGAAGAGTTACAAAGAGCAAAAGAAATCAAAGAAACAGAAACTAAACTACGTAAAAATTTAGCACAACTACGTATGGCTAGATACACCTTGATAGGTATGGGTGTATTTACACTTGCTATGTTTTTAGTCCCAATAGAACGTGTTGAAGCTTTGGCGGATATATCAAACTTGTTTTATATCTCAGGTGCTGGTATCGTAGGTACATATATGGGAACATCAGCCTATATGGCAAAGAATGGAGTTAAATAATGTTACAAGCGTTAATAGGTCCAGTTACTGGATTACTAGATAAATTTATTCCAGACGCAGATCAGAAGGCGAAGCTCGCCCACGAAATAGCCACCATGTCTGAAAAACATGCCCAGGAGGCTTTGCTTGCTCAGTTAGAAATAAACAAAGCAGAGGCAGCAAGTGGTTCAATATTCAAGGGCGGCTGGCGACCAGCAGTTGGGTGGGTCTGTGCGATTGCTTTTGCCTATCATTTTATCGTAAAAGATCTAATTATATTTGGTGCAAGTTTTGCTGGCTTAGAACTGCCAGATTTGCCAGAATTTGATATGGGTACACTTTTAACTGTTCTCGGTGGCATGCTAGGAATTGGAACGCTCAGAACCTATGAGAAGCAAAAAGGTTTGACTAAATGATTTGGTTTTACTTGTCACTTTCTAAATTCTTCAATAAGATAGGTAATTATTACTATAAGCTTCACGTTAAGGAGGTTAGACGTGCTCAAGGACGATGACATATGTTTTATACACAAAATTGCTTATACTAAAACTATCACCGAAGAACCTATTCCAACTGTAGGCATGACTAAATTTATAACTTACAAATGTCCAATGTGCGTTATGCCTATAGAGGAGACAGTTTATGCCACTGACAAGTAAAGGCAAAAAAATAATGAAAGCCATGAAAAAGCAGTATGGCAAAGAAGCAGAGGCAGTGTTTTATGCAAGTAAAAACAAAGGAGTTATAAAAGGTGTTGACAAGAAACGGAAAACAAAAAGTAAAAAAAGTAGCAAAAATGCTAAAAAAAGCGTCTAACGCTCATGCTAAACAATCAAAAATTTTGTCAAAGTTGGTAAAGAATGGCAAGAAAAAGAAAAGATCCTAAAGTCGGCACTGGTAAAAAACCAAAAGGATCTGGAAGGAGATTATATACAGATGAAAATCCGAAAGACACTGTCAGAATTAAATATGCGACTGTTGCTGATGCTAGAGCAACTGCAAGAAAAGTTAAAAATATTAACAAACCTTATGCTCGAAAAATTCAAATCCTTACTGTCATGGAACAAAGAGCAAAAGTTGCAGGTAAAAGAGAACAAGCAGCAATTGCCAAAAGAGCAAAAGAAACCCTCAAAAAAAGGAGAGAAAAAAAATGAAAAAAGAAAACGGGGCAGACCAAGGAAAGTTTCCTGATTTAAGTGGAGATGGACAAGTAACCATGAAAGATATTTTAATGGGTAGAGGTGTTATTGAAAAAGCTGAAGGTGGTGATCTTAAAGATCCAAGATATGATCAACTCATGGACATGTTAACAGACGCAAAGAAAGCTGGTGATACAGACAAAATAAGAGAAATAGAGTCTGATTTAGCTAAAGAATTTGGTGTTGGTATGATGGGGGGTGGTTCCGTTGACGATAAAATGAAGTATGGTGGCGGTGGAAACATCATGATTAAAACTGTTGAAATATCAATGAAAGTTCCAGAAAAACAAAAAAGAGGAACTGGCGCAGCTATGTCTGGCACTAAGTTTAGTGGTACATACTAATACATGTCGGAACTTATATGTAACTTACCATCAGTGGATGTTTATGTCCGTAGAGAATATTTAAGAGATCATGAAGATGGTCATGGTAAATTTGTAAAAGGCGTTTGGGTTTCTGCTAAATCAATACCTGGTAGAGTTTTCTATTTTGAAACATTTTTACCAGAATATGGTGCTTTATACGATAAACTTCCAATTTCTGCATTTGTTTCAAGTCCAGAAACACCTAAACCAGACTTAAGTCTACCTAATTTACAGTTTTGGAATTGCATGGATTATGGCGTAACTTCTATTACAAAACAATTTATAGGCTCTATGGATTTCGAAATTCTTACTAGAGATCAAGGGGTTATGCACGGATCTTATATCTGTACATTAGATAATTATCATCCAGACTCAGATAACATTGACTATAGCACAAGCGAAACACCTGCTGAACATAAATCGTTTAATTTACTTGAGCTAGATAATGGACAATATTGTTTGTATCCGAATAATAGAATGAGAGTCTATGATAATTCACTGACTCCTAAAGATCCTAAGATGCCAGATTTTAAGGTAAGCACTGAATATTATCAAGTTGAAAATGGAAATGAATACAGATTAGGTGATACAGATGATTATTTTTGGAAAGAAAAATAATGGATATAGTTGACTTTTCACAAAAATTGTACAAAAGATTAAAAGAACGTGAAGACGACATCGTCTTGACGCTGACAACTGGTGCTGTTTCTAATCATGAACAGTACAAGCAGCTAGTAGGTGAGTTACAAGGACTCTCATATACTAAAGACCAAATTAAGTCCTTGCTGGAAGGAAAAATAGATGACGAAGACATTATACGTACCTGAGTATCTAAAAAATCAATTAGAAAAAAACAAACCTCAAACAGACGATTTAAAACTCAAAGAAAGACTTCCTCAACCAACAGGTTGGAGAATCTTAGTCATGCCTTACAAAGGTCGTGAAAAAACAGATGGTGGTATTCATTTGCCAGATGCAGTTAGAGATCGTGAAGCATTAGCTACAGTTGTAGCCTATGTCCTTAAAGTTGGGCCTTTAGCATATAAAGATCAAGACAAATTTGGAGATGGAGAACCTTGGTGTAAAGAAGGTGATTGGATCTGTATTGGTCGATATTCTGGATCAAGATTTAGAATAGAAGGCGGAGAAGTAAGAATTATCAACGATGACGAAGTCATAGCCACAATCGTTGACCCAGAAGACATTCAGCACATTTAAGGAGATATCATGGTTACTATAGAAAAAAATGAAGTTAAACAAGAAGAAAATGTTTCACGTGAAACAACTGAAGAGAAACCAGTTGAAGTAGAACTTCCTCTTAACCTTGATGAAAAAGATAAGAAAACAGAAGAAGTTGCTGAAACTAAAGAAGAAAAAAAAGAAGATGAAGTAACGGAATACAGTAAAAAGGTTCAAACAAGAATAAACCAAATTACCGATCGTTATAGAAAAGAACAAAGAGATAAAGAAGAAGCTGTTAGACTTGCAGAAACTTTGAAATCTGAAAATGAAAAACTTCAAACTCAAATACAAAATTTAGATAAAGGTTACATCTCTGAGTATGGTACAAGAATTGAATCTCAGCTTTCTTCTGCTTCTGAGGCATTGAAAAAAGCTCTTGAAGTTAATGACACTGATGCAATAGTTCAAGCGCAACAAGCTATCGCTAAAGTTACAATTGAGCAAGAAAGACACAGAATAGCTAAAGAAAGACAAGAGCAAAATGTTTCACGTGAAACATCTCAGCCTCAAACTACCCAACAACCACAACCTCAAACTATCCAACAACAGCCAGATCCAAAGGCAAAAGCGTGGGCGGAAAAGAACACTTGGTTTGGTGAAAATGAGGAAATGACTTATCTTGCTTTAGGTCTTGATAAAAAATTAGTACAAGAAGGATTTGACTTAGGAAGTGATGAGTACTATTCTGAGTTAGATAAACGAATTAGGAATAGATTTCCCGAGGAGTTTAAACAAGAAACGAGTGGTGTTAACAGAGTCGCCCCTGCTGATAGCACCGCATCTCGCAGTAATACAAAGGGACGCAGGACTGTGAAGTTGTCGCCATCACAAGTTGCGATGGCAAAAAGACTGAATGTTCCGTTAGAAGAATATGCTAAATATGTGAAAGAGTAGGATAATATGACAGACAGAACAACTCCACGATCAGATACTACACGTGCTAAAACAGCACGCAGAAAGCCATGGGCACCACCTAGTAAGTTGGATGCACCGAAGCCAAAGGATGGATTCAAACATCGTTGGATTAGAACTCATCTAAGAGGAGATGACGATCAAATGAACGTTCATCAGAGACTTAGAGAAGGTTATGAGCCAGTGAGATCTGATGAATATCCAGATCAACAATTTGCTTCGGTTGAAGAAGGTAAACATGAGGGTGTAATTGGTAATGGTGGGTTAATGCTCGCCAGAATACCTGAAGAGACAGTTGAAGAGAGAACTGAATACTTTCGGGATCAGACCCGCAATCAAATGACTGCCGTAGATCAGGACTTAATGAAGGAACAACATCCTTCGATGCCTATTGAGAAAAGTAGGCGTAGTCAAGTAACTTTTGGAAAGGAATAACTCCTTTTCATAATTTTATAAGGAGCTATAAATGGCAAATGCAGATTTAAAATTTGGATTGAAGCCGATTAATGCTATGGGGGGTACATTCCCTGGTGGCACAAATCAGTATTTCATTGCTAGTGATGCATCAGCTATTTTCCAAGGCTCTCCTGTTCAAGCTGAGTTAACTGGTGGCACAGTGCAAGTTTTAGGTAATGCCACTGGTGACACAAAGCAGATCTTAGGAGTTTTTGCTGGGTGTGAATATGTTGACGCAACTACAAAGAAATTAAAATTTTCCAATACGTGGCCAGGATCTGGTTCAGCGGATACAAATTTTGATATTAAAGCTTTCGTATATGACAATCCAATGCAAAGGTTTGTTATATGTTCTGATGGTACTAATACTAACAGAGCAACTGCAAAAGCTGATATCTTTAAAACCGCTGAGATAGAAAACGCTACAAGTGGAAATACAACAACTGGTATATCAACCGCACAGATTGATATCTCTACTGCTGAAGATTCCGATCCATCAAACCCTTTGATGATTGTTGGAATACAAGAGGATGTAGAAAACGAAGATCATTCTGCTGCTGGTGTTAAATATATCGTAAAAATTAACAATCATGTCTTCTTCAGTTCTGTTGGAGATGCTGATGCAGCTATATCATAAGGAGGCTTAATTATGGCTATTTCAAGAGCACAACTCGCCAAAGAATTAGAGCCTGGTTTAAACGCTCTCTTTGGTATGGAATTCGCAAGGTATGAAAATCAACATGCGGAAATTTTTACAACTGAATCTTCAGACAGATCATTTGAAGAAGAAGTAATGCTCTCAGGTTTTGGTGCAGCACCAGTGAAACAAGAGGGTTCTGGAGTATCATTTGATGATGCTAACGAATCATTCACTGCTCGTTACAACCATGAGACAATTGCTTTGGCATTCTCAATCACTGAAGAAGCAGTTGAGGACAACTTGTATGACAGATTGTCTTCAAGATACACCCGTGCATTAGCAAGATCTATGGCGCACACAAAGCAAGTTAAGGCAGCTTCTGTTCTTAATAATGCTTTTGATAGCACAGTTACTGGTGGTGACGGAGTTGAATTATGTTCAACTGCACACCCAATTATAACTGGTGGTACTTTTGCTAATGAGCCATCAACTGATGCAGACCTAAACGAAACATCACTTGAAGATGCTTTAATTAGCATTGCGGGTTTTGTTGACGAGAGAGGTCTTAAAATTGCATTAACTGGTAGAAAACTTGTTATACCACGTCAATTGCAATTTGTTGCAGAAAGACTAATGGCATCAAATCTAAGAACTGCAACAGCAGATAATGACATTAACGCTATTAGATCCACTGGTATGTTACCAGAGGGTTACACAGTTAATGACTTTTTAACTGATACTGATGCATTCTTCATCTTAACAGATGCTCCAAGAGGGTTCATGCACTTTGAAAGAGTGCCATTAGCCACTCAAATGGAAGCAGATTTTGATACTGGCAACATGAGATTTAAAGCCAGAGAAAGATATAGTTTTGGATTTTCTGATCCAAGATGTGTCTTTGGATCAAAAGGTGCATAATTTAAATTCCTAATCCTCACCGAGTAGGAATGAAAGGAGCGACTTTACAGTCGCTCTTTTTTTATGTTATAGTTTTAATACCTTGACGAAGAATCAACTTCGACATTGGCCAAGACAAGGAGATTCATATGGCTAATACAACTTTCTCGGGTCCAGTCCGATCAGAAGGTGGTTTTACATCAGTAAGTAAAAACGCTACAACTGGAGCATTCACTACACAATCTAGTATTAATTCAAGCGGTATTGCATCTTTTGACGCTAACACAATGCCAACAGAAGCAGGTACTGGTATTACTGGTGGAACAGGAACTATTTACAGAAGTTCTGTTATGAGATCAGGTGGTATCATCACAACAAGAATATTAATAGATTTAACTGGTTTAAGATCAACTGCATCTGGCGACATCATTGGTGTTAATGGAACATCTAATGTTTGTCATATAGGTCAAATAACTGCTGCTAGAAATGGTACAATCTTAACAGGTAGTATGGAATGTTTTGAAGCACCTGCGGGTGGTGATCCAGACATCAACGTACATTCTGCTACAGAGAGCACAGGTGTTGAAGATGGAGCTATTAGTGATTTAACTGAGACATTATTGGTTAACGCTGGTGATGCAACACTTGGAAGTAAAGTTTTCTTCACTGCTGTCCCTGCCGCTGATGAGTTTTTATACTTAACACTTGGTGATACAACAGATGCTGATTACACAGCAGGTAAATTGTTAATTGAATTAATGGGTTACGAAGCTTAGTTAGGAGAGTGATATGGCAGGTCGTTCAGACGTACGAGCACTCACAGTTAGTGATGAAAATGCAGCAAGCACTACAAGAATAGCTGCTGCCGCTAGACCAACTGCAGCATTTACTTTAGCTAACACCGATCATGCGGGTGGAGCAGGAAGAAATGTAACAGTGACAACAACTGGCACTGGAGATAATGCAAAGACTGTTACTGTTGTTGGCACAGATGTTTTTGGCAACGCTTTGACTGAAGTTATTACTTCAACTAGCTCTGCTGAAACAGTGGCAGGAACAAGTATATTTTTGTCGATATCTTCAGCAACTTGTTCAGCACAATATGCAGCAAACGTTTCTGTTGGTTCTGGATCATTATGCGGACAAGCCATTTTTGGTGGTAGAACAAGATTGAAAGGTTTTTCTGTAACATCTGGAGGCACTGCAGGTGATGTTGAATTTTTCGATGGCACATCAGAAAGTGGCACTGTTTTATTTAAATCAAGAACAAATGGGACTGCTAATACTGTGATTGATAGAAACATACCAGACGAGGGTGTGTTGTTTGCAAGTGGAATGTCTGTGAAATACACAGTTGACGTTTCAGATATGATGACTTTCTTCTTTGCCTAGGAGAAATAATGTCTAGAAAAAAAGACAAACAACCACCTAAAACAAAAAAGTATTTCCGCCCCACTAAAAAAGGGGCGGGGATGACAAAAGCAGGAGTTGCTCGTTACAGAAGAGAAAACCCTGGTAGTAAACTTAAAACTGCTGTTACTGGTAAAGTAAAGCCTGGTAGTAAAGCAGCTAAAAGAAGAAAGTCTTTTTGTGCTAGGAGTGCAGGTCAAATGAAAAAGTTTCCTAAAGCAGCTAAAAATCCTAACAGCAGATTAAGACAAGCAAGAAGAAGGTGGAAGTGTTAATGAAAAAATTACCAAAACCAAGACCTAAAGAAAAAGATCTTACAAGTAATCAATTAAGAAACAAATATAGAATTATGATACAAAATAGACTAGATAGTATGGATGCAAAGAACCGACTACCTTACTTAACAAAAGAATTAAAAAGATTAGGGATATTTAAGATAGAAGAATGACATCAAAAGAATTATTAAAAATGTTAGAAAAACACGAGAAAGTTTGTAATTCTCGTTTTGATGGTATCAATAACAAACTAAACAAATTAGATACTCGATTGTGGGGTATTTATGGTGTTATCATAGGTGTTGCAGTTTTAGAGAAGTTTTTCTAATGGCAATGGGTAGAGCCCAAATGAGTAAACAGGTGACGAAGTCACCAGGAAAGAGAAAGTGGAGTGCTAAAAGAAAGAGGAAAATCGATTGTACCAGACCTCGTGGATTTTCTGAAAAAGCACATTGTGCCTCTAAAAAAAGGAGAGGTAATAAAAGGAAAACCAGTTAAAAGATGTTATCAATGCAAAAAAGTATATTTTATGTGTGATTGTTGGAGACTAGAAAAAAGGAGATTTTAATGCCAAAAGACGCTTGTTATTATAAAGTTAAAGCCAGATATAAAGTATTTCCATCAGCTTATGCTTCAGGAGCTATAGCTAAATGCAGAAAAGTTGGTGCTGCAAACTACGGCACTGGTGGCAAAAAGAAAAAAACTAAGAAAAAAGCTGAAGGCGGTGTAGTTATGTTAAATGCTGGTGGTGCAACCATGCCAAAGAATAACAGAAAACGTGCTTCTAATAAGAAAAATGTAGCACGAGGTTGTGGTGTTGTAATGAGAAGAAAAGAAACGTTTTACGCATAATGGCAGTTAGAAAAACAAAAGCGGGTTTAGCACTTAAAAGATGGTTCAAAGAAGATTGGAAAGATCAAAGAACTGGTAAGAAGTGCGGCAGACAAAAAGGTGAGAAAAGAGGCACACCTTATTGTAGACCAACTAAACGTATTTCTAAAAAAACACCTAAAACAGCATCAGAGATGACAGCGGCTGAAAAACGTAGTAGGATAGCACAGAAGAAGAGATTAGGACAACCTGCGGGTAAACCTAGAAGAGTTAAAGCATTAAAAAGGAAAAAGAAATGAACAAAAAAACCGCACTTAATAAAGCCATACAGAATGTTAAAAATAAAACAAACACTAAATCTAAAACAAAAGGTAAACTTAATCCTAGTCTTCAAGCTTTCTTAAATAAGAAAAAGAAAATGGCTAATAACAAAAAGAAAATGGCTTAAAATATGACAACATCTGGATCAAGAGATTTTAATTTAGATGTAGCAGAAGCTATTGAAGAGGCTTATGAACGTTGTGGTTTAGAGATGAAAACTGGATACGATGCAAAAACTGCACGTAGATCTTTGAACATAATGTTTTCTGAATGGGCAAATAGAGGATTAAATCTTTGGACTGTTGAACAAAGGACTCAAGCTTTAACTTCTGGCACCGCATCCTACACTTTTGATGCAGATCATACTGACTTGTTAGAAGTTGTTATTCGAAGAAGTGGAACAGATTTTAGTCTATCTAGAATGTCTAGAGGTGATTATTTGAATTTACCTAATAAAGATCAAAGTGGTAGACCAAGTCAATATTATTTTGACAGAAAAATCACTCCTGCTTTAATACTCTGGCCGACTCCAGATTCTAGTTCAGATAGCTTAATTTATTATTATGTTCGTAGAATTCAAGATGCAGATACTTTGCAAAATACAACTGATATACCCTTTCGTTTTCTACCTTGTCTAGTTGCAGGACTTGCATATTATATATCCATGAAAAGAGCACCAGAAAGAATACAAATATTAAAATCTGTATACGAAGAGGAATTTCAAAGAGCAAGTGATGAAGATGAAGATAGAGTACCACTTAAACTTACACCAGATATTAAATACTTGAGGGTCTGATGGCTAGATTTGCTAGTAATAAAAATGCTTTTGGTTATTCTGAACGTTCTGGGTTTCGTTACAAACTTAAGGATATGAGAAAAGAGTGGAATGGTTTGACAGTTGGATACGATGAATATGAAGCAAAACACCCACAATTAGATCCAATCCGTGTGGGTCCTGATCCTCAAGCATTAAGAAATCCTAAACCAAGAATAGAATTTATTAATGAGAAAATTACTATTCCTATTTTTGATTTAAATACTTTAGTTTTTAACGACACACCTAAAGCAACTGGTGAGGTTGGAGAAGTGACAGTGAGTGTATCATGAGTTTTACATTAACGACATTGAAACAATCTATTCAAGATTGGACAGAAAATGATGAAACTACTTTTGTAAATGAGTTAGATTTCATTATTAAAAATGCTGAAGAGAGAATACTTAAATCTGTAGACTTAGATTTTTTTAGAAAAAATGTTACTGGTGGATTCACAACTGGTAATAAATTTTTACAAAAACCAACAGATTATTTAGCTAGTTTTTCTTTGTCTTTTGTAAAAGATAGTGAAAATGTTTTTCTTTTGCAAAAAGATGTAAATTTTATTCAAGAATTTCATCCTAATCCTTCTACAACTGGTAGTCCAAGATTTTATTCTTCTTTCGATATTGACAACTTTATTGTAGCTCCAACACCAGATGCAGATTATGTAGCTGAACTTCACTACTATTATAGACCAACTTCACTCACAACAGATGATTCTGGTACAACTTGGATAAGTACAAATGCGCCAGATGCTTTATTATACGCTTGTCTTATTGAAGCCTATAGTTTTATGAAAGGTGAATCAGATATTTTACAATTATATACTGCTAGATATGGAGAGGCTATAACTAGACTTAAAGTATACGGAGAGGCACAAGAGAATACTGATGCTTATAGAGAGGGTTTGGTAAAGATTCCAAAACAATAAGGAAAGCATTATGGGGAACAAAATAGCTAGCGTAGCCATTGTCGGTCTTGGCAATAGTTGTAGCGAATATTTAATGTCTAGAATCAGAAGCGAAAACTATGATGAAGTCTGGGCAATCAATTCAATGTCTAGTGTTATCTATCATGATAAGTGTTTTATGATGGATCCGCCATCAAGGTTTCTTGATAGTCCTAATGCTGGCAAACAAACAAATATCATGACACAGAGGTTAAATACTAAACTAGGTATTCCAATCTTTTCATGTACTTTAGATAAAAGGTGTCCAGATGTTATTGAATATCCATTACAAGATGTTCTTAAAAAAGTTGGTTATTCTTATCTTAATAACACAGTAGCTTATGCACTAGCATATGCAATATATATAGATGTTAAAGAGTTGCATTTATATGGAATAGACTTCACACACAAAAACGTATCTTTTGCTGAAGCTGGAAGAGGTTGTTGTGAATTTTGGTTGGCTATTGCAGCAACAAAAGGTGTAAAAATTAACATTGCTCATAGTTCATCTTTATTAGATACTAGTGTGCCAAATGATCAAAAGTTTTATGGCTACCATAGATTAGAAGATCCTTTAGTTTCTACTGCAACAAATGGCAATATGTTAATTACAAGAAAATCAAAATTAGAACCACCCGAGCCATTAGACTGTACGCCTAACCTTATTGGTAGAGAAGACATACCAGGCCTAACTTATGAGGAGAAAAAAGATGTTTAACGTCAATGTATCACAATTAGGGAGTGTAGTCGTCAAAACCTCAGAACAAGGAGGTTTAAGCAATGAACAGATAGCAGATTTAACTGTAGAAAAAATCGCAAGCGTATCAGAGGATGCTCCACCTCATGTCAAGCAACAAGCTAATTTATTTAAAGAGCAACTTAAAGGAATAATCTATCATTATCTTATCTTGGCAAGAAAGGAGGAGCGTGCTACAATTATTCAAGCCTTGAGATCAAGTGGTCACAAGGAAATGGCTGAATATATAAGGAGACTCTAATATGGCTATAACGCAAGCAATGTGTACTTCCTTCAAGCAAGAGTTGTTAGAAGGTGTACACAATTTCAAAAACTCAGGTGGTGACACCTTTAAGTTAGCACTTTTCGCAGAGGGAAGTGGTGGAAAATCATCAACAACAGCAACATTAGGAGCAACAACGACTGCACTTGTTACAACTGGAGAGGTTGCTTCAAGTGGGACCTATGCTACTGGAGGAGGATCTTTGACAAGAGTAGATCCGTCAACTTCAGGAACCACTGCATTTACAGATTTTGCTGATTTAAGTTTTACAACTGCAACAATTACTGCAATGGGAGCTTTGATTTACAATAGTTCTGATAGTAATAAAGCCGTAGCAGTTTTAGATTTTACATCTAACAAAACGTCTACATCTGGCACTTTTACAATACAGTTCCCTACTGCTGACGCTTCAAATGCTATTATCCGTATAGCGTAAGGTTAATCCTAATGTCTAATGGTTGGGGTCAAGGCACTTGGGGCACTGGAGGCTGGGGTGGCATTGATAATGTTTCTTTTGCAGTAACTGGACTCGTAGGCACAGGTGCAATAGGAGATGCTTTAGGCGGAGGTGGAGCTTTAGTTACCGAAACTGGTCTTACTGGAACAGTAAATATTGGTAATGAAGCAGTAGCAGGTGGTGCAAATGTATCTGCAACGGGTAGTGCTGGAACAGGTGCAGTAGGAAGCAGTTTAATAATAACTACTACTGGAGCACCTGTTACAAATGTTGTTGGCACTACAGCGTTAGGATCTGTAACAATTACTGGAGGCAGTGACGTTGCAGTAACTTTAGCAACTGCAACAATTTCAATAGGAACAGTTGCAACAACCGCTAATTCTGTGGTATCTTTAACTGGAGTAAGTGCTACTGGAGCCACTGGAGAGGAAAATGTTTGGGGATTAATTGTTCCAGATCAAGTAGCTAATTGGATTGAAAGGGTCGCATAATGGCAACATACGTTAATAATCTTAGGTTAAAAGAAATAACAACTGGGGATGAATCTGGAACTTGGGGTACATCTACTAATACAAATTTAGAACTTATAGGTGAAGCACTAGGTTTTGGCACAGAGGGCATAACAACAAATGCTGACACACATACAACGACAGTAGCAGATGGTTCGGCAGATGAAGGTAGAGCCATGTATATTAAATACACTGGCACATTAGATTCTGCGTGCACGATAACCATAGGTCCAAATACTCTAAAAAGAGTTCATATTATTGAAAATGCTACAAGTGGATCACAGAACATAATTATATCACAAGGATCTGGTGCAAATGTTACGATCGCACCTGGCACCTCGAAGGTTGTTTATTTGGATGGTGCTGGATCTGGAGCAGCAGTTGTTGATGCTTTTGCACACTTAGCCGCAGTTGATTTAACAGTAGATGATGATTTAATTGTGGGAGATAATTTAAGTTTTACTTCAGATAGTGCAGTGGTATCATTTGGTGCTGATGGTGATACAACATTAACACATACTGACGGAACTGGTCTTACACTAAATAGCACAAACAAACTTTGCTTTAATGATGCAAGTCAATTCATACAAGGTGCAAGTGCTACAGTTTTAGATATAGCAGCAACAGACACTATAGAATTGACTGCAACAAATACATCAGTTGTAGGCACAATGGGTGTTTCAGGTAAAATTACAGCAGATGCAGGAATAGATATTGATAACTTTAACATTGATGGTACAACATTAGCCTTGTCTTCAGGAGATATGACAATAGATGTAGCAGGAGATATTGCCATTGATGCAGGTGGTGGTGATATAAGTTTTGATAAAGCTGGAACTTCTTTTTTAAAATTTACTGAAAGTAGTGGTGATGGAATTATAAACCAAAGTGTATCTGATAAAGATATTTTATTTAATGGCAATGATGGTGGTAGTGGTATTACTGCCCTTACTCTTGATATGTCCGCTGCAGGTGCCGCAACATTTAACAATGATGTTACTGCCTTCTCTGATAAAAGACTTAAGACAGATATTTCAAACATAGAAAATGGTCTTGACAAAGTAATGCGTATGCAAGGCGTTCATTATAAAAGAAATGATGTTGAAGATGCGAAGCCACAAATTGGTGTATTAGCACAAGACATGGAAGCAATTGTTCCAGAGGTTGTGCTGACTGCCGATGATGAAATGCAAACTAAATCAGTGGATTATGGTAAACTCACGGCAGTTTTGATTGAAGCAATCAAAGACCTCAAAGCAGAAATTGATGAATTAAAAAAGGGGTAAATCATGACGTTACCTACTGGAGCCATATCACTTTCTCAAGTCAATACAGAACTAGGCGTATCACCTTCATCAACTACAATAAATATGGGATCAACTGCTGTTAGAACATTAGCAGGACAACCTTCTGGTGCCATTGCCATGTCTGATTTACAAGGTGCGAGCAACGCACAATTTGTTGCTGCGACTGGCGGTACTGTTGCAACATCTGGTGATTTTAGAATACATACTTTTACGAGCTCTGCAAACTTTCAAGTTACAAATGGAGGAAACTCTGCTGGAAGTAACACTGTAGACTATTTAGTTGTCGCTGGAGGAGCAGGTGGTGGCGGTGGTCAAGGCGGCGGTGGAGGAGGTGCTGGTGGTCGTAGACTATCTTTTCCAAATCCTGCAACTGGTGGTCTGTCTGTATCTGCACAAACTTACCCTATAACTGTCGGCGGTGGCGGTGCTAGAGCGGCAAACCCTGCTAATGGAAACTCTGGAGGCAATTCTGTATTCAGTTCAATCACTTCCACTGGTGGAGGTGGTGGAGGTGGCGGTGGTGGTGCACCTGATAGAAGAGTTGGTACACCTGGTGGCTCTGGTGGTGGCGGAGGAGGTCGTAATGGCACAAGTGGTGCATCTGGCACACCTGGACAAGGAAACTCTGGTGGCAATGCTAGACCTGGCACATCTCCAACTACAGACTGTGGTGGAGGTGGCGGTGGAGCTGGTAGTGCTGGTGGCAATGCCTCAACACCATCTGGAGGAAGTGGTGGAAATGGAAGTGCAGATTCAATAACTGGTTCTCCTGTAACAAGAGCAGGAGGAGGCGGTGGTGGTCGTGACACTGGTTCTAGTCAAGGAAGTGCTGGACCTGGCGGAGGAGCTGCAGGTGGAAATAATAGTGGTTCTTCCAATACTGGAGGTGGAGGTGGCGGTGGCACAGATTATCCTGGTAGTCAACTTGCTGGAAATGGTGGTTCAGGTATTGTAATAATTAGATATAAGTTTCAATAGGTTAAGTATGGCACATTTTGCTAAATTAGATGATAACAATGTTGTTTTAAATGTAGAGGTTGTTGATAATAAAAATTGTTTAGATTCAAGTAACAATGAAAGTGAAGCAGTAGGAGAAGCCTTTTTACAAACTTTGCATAGAGTATCAAATACTTTCAAACAAACATCTTATAACACCTATGGCGGTAAACATTATGTTGACGGAGGTGGATTGTCTGAAAATCAAAATAAAGCGTTCAGAAAAAATTATGCTACAGTAGGAGGCACATATGACCCAAGTAGAGATGCTTTTATTGGGATAAAACCTTTTGATTCTTGGTCTCTTAACGAAACAACTTGCTTATGGGATCCTCCAGTAGCCACACCTAACAATAAAAAGTATATAAATAGTGAAGGCGTTGAATTAAATTATGAACTTGTTTGGGATGAAGATAATTTAAGATGGCTAGGTTATGAAAGAGAAGAGCCTTCTACAGTTCACATATGGAATCCAGATAATTTAGAGTGGGAAAGCTCTTAAAAGATTAGCTTAGATAGTTAAATGATATTGAATAATTACTATTGGGTGTTTGAAAACGCCATACCTCACAGAATATGTGATCACATTTTAGCTCATGGCAAGTCTCAAAAAGAAAAACTTGCAACTGTATTTAATGATAACAACTTATCAGATTATCAAAATGTTGAAAAACTAAAAAAAACAAGAAATTCAAAGGTTGTTTGGATGAATCACCCTTGGATATATAGAGAAATACACAACTGGTTAAACTTGGCAAATCAAAATGCTGGTTGGAATTATCAATGGAACTCAAGTGAATCTTGTCAATTTACGATATATTCTGGAGATGAAAAACAACACTATGATTGGCATACAGATGCAGCAATCACACCAAATGAATTAGGTTTAATTAGAAAATTATCTATGTCTGTAGCTTTGGTTAATGGAACAGAATATGAGGGTGGAGATTTCGAAATAAATGATTTATCTCCAAAAAAAAACACAATACATAATGTTAAATCATTAAAGAAAAAAGGTTCAGTCATAGTTTTTCCATCTTTTGTATGGCACAGAGTTACACCAGTTACAAAAGGCACAAGATATAGTCTTGTTAGTTGGCATTTAGGGAGTCCACACATATGAGTTTTTTAAAAAATAAATATAAGGTTGTTAGAAATGTTATATCAAAAGAGTTGGCAAATTTTTGTTATAGTTACATTTTAAATAAAAATAGAGTTACTCAATACCTATTTCAAAATAATTTAATCTCTCAACACGACACGACCTTTGGGCAATATAATGAAAGTCAAATACCAGATACTTATTGTTGTTATAGTGATATTGCTATGGAAACTTTATTAGAAAGAATATTGCCAGTTATGTTAAAGGAAACTAATTTAAATTTAGTTCCAACATACAGTTATGTTCGGCTCTATAAATATGGAGATATATTGTCTAGACATAAAGATCGACCATCATGCGAAATATCTTGTACTCTTAATTTAGGAGGAGATGAATGGGGCATTTTTATTGACCCATCTGGAGAGCAAGGCAATAAAGGAGTTCAAGTAAATTTAAAACATGGTGATATGCTTATATATAGAGGATATGAATTAGAGCACTGGCGAGAACAATTTGAAGGTAATAATTGTTGTCAAGTTTTTTTACATTATAATGATATTCAAGGAGATTTTGCAGATGAAAATATATATGATAAAAGACCATTTTTAGGTTTGCCAAACTATTGTCAGAAAAATTAGTACAAGAAAAATATAATTTTATTTTAAGTAGACCATATAAACCCTCCAATCATGAAGGACTTGATATGTTTTATGATAAAAATACTTTTATAAAGTTATATAAAAACCACAACATAACTTTATCTGGGGGCAAAATTTATTTTATAATTAAAAAATTATATGGTCTTAAAGAAGGTAGTTTTGATTTACATCAAGACACACAACTGTATAATTTAACAAGTTCTAATCTATATTGTGTTTTATCAGATTGTGCTGTTTATAAAGAGGAAAATGAAAATAAACTATTTGTTAAAAATGGAACATCATTAGAGGAGTTACTTTAAATGATAGACAAATTTTTTCCAACTATTATAGGTTTTTATGACAATCCACATCATGATTTGTTCGAAAAAGAATGTATAAATAGATGCTTTGAATTAAAGAGATCAACAAAAAAGGGTGGTGATAATTGGTTATCAAAATCTACTTATAATACAATAGGAACTTATAATATTTGGAATGATGAAAAATTCAAAGGTATAAACGAGTTTGTTGTAAAAAGTATCCAAGAATATTTTGACGATTGTAAAATAAAGCAATCATGCTTAAATACTAATCCTTATGACGCATGGTTTAACATATATAAAAAAGGAGATTATCAAGAGTATCATCATCATGGTGGTTGTTTAATTAGTGCAGTTTATTTTTTAAAAGTAACAAAAAAATCTGCAAAAATTTATTTTAAAACTCCTGTATCTGATATGATAAGTCCTGATGTTGAGGAATATAATCCAGATAATTACCAAACAGTTTATTATGAACCTAGACCTGGTTTGTTATTAATATTTAGAAGTTATCTTGAACATAGTGTTGAACAACAATCAGATGATAATTTAAGAATAAGTTTAGCGTATAACTTTAGGAAAAATGATGTATAATATAATAAGTTATTTAGCATATTATGTTCTCGGAGTAAAATTATGCCTTTAACAAGTTTAAAATTTAGACCAGGAATTAATAGAGAAATAACTTCTTATTCAAACGAAGGAGGTTATTTTGATTGTGAAAAAGTAAGATTCTATGCAGGCTTTCCAGAAAAATTAGGCGGTTGGGTTAAGCAATCTAGTAGCACTTATCAAGGTACAGCTAGAGCTTTACACAATTGGTTAGCTTTAGATGGCTCAAATTTTTTAGGAATAGGAACACATCTTAAATATTACATTGAAGAGGGTGGTAGTTTTTTTGATATTACTCCTACTCGTAAAACTTCTACCAATAGTATTACGTTTGCAGCAACTGATGGATCTGCTGAATTAGTTGTAACGGATTCAACACATGGCGCAGTAGCTAATGATTTTGTTACTATATCAAGTGCAGTAACTTTAGGTGGTAATATAACTGCTTCGGTTTTAAATAAAGAACATCAAATTACATCTGTTGTTAATGCTAATTCTTACAAAATAACTGTGAGTGCTACCGCTAATTCTTCTGATACTGGTAATGGTGGATCTGGTGTTGATGGTGTTTATCAAATTAATGTTGGATTAGATAGCGCAGTTGGTGGAAATGGATGGGGTGCAGGCGGATATGGTGGTGTTAATTCTGATTTAACAACTTTTGGTTGGGGTGAAGCTGCAGCAAGTGGAACAACTGCTGAAATCAGATTATGGACACATGATAATTTTGGTGAAGATTTATTAATAAATCCAAGAGATGGCGCAATCTTTCACTGGGATAAAACTAACGGACTTAGCACTGCAGCAGTTAATATCACTAATTTAACTGGTGCTTCAGATGCACCAACAATTGCAAAGCAAGTTTTAGTATCAGATCTTGATAGACATGTCATAGTATTTGGAGCAAACACAATTGGAACAACCACTCAAGACCCTCTTCTTATTCGATTTGGCTCTCAAGAATCTTTAACTGATTTTACCCCAACTGCTACAAATACTGCTGGAGATTTAAGATTAAGTAGTGGTTCTACTTTTATACAAGCCGTAGAAACAAAACAACAAATACTTGTGTACACAGATAGAAGTTTATTTAGCATGAGGTTTATCGGACCTCCATTTACTTTTGGTCTACAAGAGTTATCTAAAAATATTACAATCGCAAGTCCAAAAGCGGCAGTCGCAGTTGATGATGCAGTGTTTTGGATGGGCAAAGATAATTTTTATCTTTACGCAGGACAAACTCAACAAATACCATGCACAGTAAGAGATAAAGTGTTCTTAGACTTTAACACAACACAATCAGATAAAGTTGTTGCTGGAGTTAATTCTAAATGGGGTGAGATATGGTGGTTTTATCCATCAGCTAATTCAGAAGAAAACGATAAGTATGTAATTTATAATTATTTAGAAAAAGTATGGTATTATGGAACGTTGACTAGAACTGCTTGGATTGATAGAGGTATCCGCCAGTTTCCTCTTGGTGCAGGCTCTTCATACATTTTTGAACATGAAAATGGTAATGATGACGATGGTTCTGCTATGACTGCATCTGTTGAATCAAGTCAACTCGATATTGGAGATGGATATCAATTTACTTTTATAAAACAGTTAATACCAGACATTACATTTAAAGGTTCTACATCAAATACTGGTAATCCAACTGCTACTTTCACTTTACAAGCTAGAAAAGGTCCTGGTAGCACATACGATAATAATACTTCTGGATCTAGCACAAGAACATCTACAAGTCCTATAGAACAATTCACAGATTTAATTAATGTTAGATTAAGAGGTCGTTCTTTCAATATGAAATTAGAATCAACCGAACAAGGTGTTGCTTGGAAACTTGGTACACCAAGGGTGGATATTAGACCCGATGGGAGAAAATAATGTCCTCAAGAGATCTTGCTTCACCAAGACTGCCTTTACCAATTGGTGAAGTAGACCAAACATACATTATAGATTTAGTAAGAGCTTTAGATTTTTTTATACAACAATCCAACAATCCTGGTGAAGGTAGAAATACTAAATTGGTATTTACGTCTATGCCTACAAGCGATGTAGGTTTAGAAGCAGGAACCTTGTACAGATTTGGAAATGATGTTAAAATTAGTTTAATAAATATAGCAGGTGTTGACGGGATTTCTGTAACTGCTACATTAGGTACTGTTACTGTTGCAGTATCATGATGTTTATAGGTTTTGTGTATGATTCAAACAGGTATTAGTAGTCTATTAAATTTTAACGATCCAAATACTGGCATGGGTTACAGTTCTATTGAAGAACTTGAAGATGCAGTTATGGCTAAAATGAATCCGCCAACTAATAGTGGTGGCATCCGAGCTTTGATGGATGGTGGATCTCCAGAGTTTGGTGGTATATTAAAGGGCCCTGGAACTGGGACCTCGGACAGTATACCAGGCATGATATATCAAGATGGCAAACCAGTCCAACGTGCTGCATTATCTAACAATGAATTTGTTTTTACAGAAAAAGCAGTCAAAGGTGCTGGTAATGGAAACATAGACAAAGGCATAGCAACAATGTATGATTTAATGGACAAGTTTGAAGGAATGGCATAATGGCAGTACAAACAGTTGAACAAAAGACAGTCTTACCAGATTATCAAAGAGATTTTTTAGAAAAACTTTTAACAGATGTTCGAGCAACTGCCGAACAACCAGTTCAGTTTCCAGAATTACAAATAGCAGAAAGAACACCTTTACAACAACAAGCAGTTAATAGAGCTATTGCTGGTTTAGGTGGTTTTGAAAATTTATTACAAGCAGGTGCTGATACTGTGGGTGCAGGTATTACTGCCTTACAACCTGGTGGTGCAGATAGATTTCAAAATCAATTTATACAAGATGTAATTGATCAAAATCTTGCTGATATTACAAGACAAGGTGATATTGCAAGGCAACAAATTGGTAGTAGAGCGGTGCAACAAGGAGCTTTTGGTGGCTCAAGACAAGCAGTAGCTGAACAAGAATTACAAAGAAATTTAGCAGATACATTTGCAAGACAATCTGCAGGACTCAGAGCACAAGCTTTTGAGTCAGCGCAAGATAGAGCACAAAAAGCCTCTGAATTATTTACCAAAGCTGGTATTGCAACTGCAGGACTGGGTGAGGCGCAACAAGCCGCTCAATTGAGAGATATAAATTTATTATCTGGATTAGGTGGACAAGAACAAGCACAACAACAAGCTGAACTAGATGCATTACGAGCTACATCAACCCAAGCTCAATTTGAACCTTATCAAAGATTGTCTTTTATGTCAGATATATTCAGAGGTGTGCCATCTACACAAACTCAATTAACTACTACCACGACCCCCGATCCAAGTAGAATATCTCAAGTTGGTGGATTATTAGGTGGTGTAGCCAGTCTTGCAGGAGCTTTCGGTGGTGGAGGCGGTGGCCTTGGTGGATTACTAGGTGGGTTATTCGGCAAATGAGTGTTATGAATCGTAAAATGTTTAATCGCAATGCCCGTAACAAATTAAGTGCTATGGGTGGTATAGCTAGTTTTCAGAATGGTGGTCCTACTAGAAATCCAAATTTATATAGTAGAAGATTTTTTATAAATCCAAAAGACACTGCTGCTGATATAAAAGATTCAAATATGAATTATTTACAAAAAATAGCATCTCAAGCAAAAAATCAAGGCATTGGATCTTTAAGTGCAATAGATCAAATTAATTTAAACATGGCAATGGGACAGTTTCAAGGTAGTAAAATGTTACCTGGATTAAAAAGAAATTTAAGAGATAGTGCAGCTTTACCATTTATAGAAGCGGGAACTCAAGCATTTGGTGCTTTCGGTCCAGGCACTTTAGGTGGAATAACAAGTGTTTTATTTGGAGGCGATCCAAAAGATAAAGGTTCTTTTAGTGGTCGATTAGCATCAGCAAGACCAACAGAAGAATTTTTAACCACTAT